CTATATCATTAGCTCCAGTAGAAATGGTAATACCAGAACCACCAGCAGTTTCATAATCTGTGCCTAATGATAATGTTCTACTTCCTGAACCATCTTGTATAATCATTATTACCCCAGCTTGACCGACTGCTTCTGTAGATGGGTTGGCTAAAGTTACATTACCTGTAAAAGTCAAGACGAAGTTCTGGTACAAATCAAAGTCTAACGTAGTTGAGCCAGTTGCGTTTGCTGTTTGTGTTGCTCCTCTTTGTCCAGCAGTAAAAGTGTTTGCCACATCTTTTAATACTGTGTCTGCGTTATATGCTTGTACATCACTACCTATTGCTAAACCTAAGGCAGTTCTTGCGTCTGAAGCTGAAGTTGATCCTGTACCTCCACCAGCTACTGCTAATGCTCCAAACTCTAAAGCACTTGCTCCACTGTTAACTTTAAGTGGTAAGTTTGCAGAACCTAAGGCTGTAAGACCTGTACCTCCTTTTGTTACAGGCACAGTTGGTAAACTTGCAGAACCTACAGCACCACCTAAACTATCTAGTGATACTTCAACAATGTTTGTTCCGTCTGCATATGCAAAATATATTTTTGCTTGATCTGGAGAAAAGCCAGTTCCACTTGCAGTTTTGATTGTCAAGTTAGTTGGATTTGTAACTGCTGTTACATCAAAGATATACATTTTTTCGATGCTGTCAGGTACTGTCAAAACAGTGGCTCCTGATAGGGTAACAGTAGCCACTTTAACAACCATATTTCTTGCATTTGAAATAGTACCATCTGTCATTGCTAGAGCAACTGTTGCTCCATCTCCAACTGTTACTTGTTCAAAACCACCTATTGCTTGTTGTACTAAATTTAAATTCGTATTTGTTTTATCACCCCATGTACCAGCGTTTTCACCAGTAGCCATGAGTTCTAGTTTTAAATCTGATGAGTATGTAGATGCCATATTTTATCCTTTTTTTAAGCCGCTGTTGTTATCTTTGTCCAAGTTACAGGAGTACCTGTATCTATTCTATTCCATGCTATTATTATTACACTTCCAACATTACTCGTCAATACCACTCCCGATACATCATCTACAATACCTTCTCCTGTTATTTCTGTTGGGCTACCTACTGCTGATGTAGAAGACACACCTGTAACACTATAAGTTGAAACAGGAGTTATTGATCCTACTGAACTTGTTGACGATACACCCGTTGGTGCGACAGAGCCAGTCATAGTAAATGATACTGTTCCAACAGAACCAGTAAGTGCTACACCTGTAACATCTACTTCTAATTTAGGAGCTACGATAACTGAACCAACTCCACTGCTTACTGATACTCCAGTTACTGTAGTACCAAACGTTATTGTTTGTGTTGATCCACCTATGGAGGATGTTATAGCTACACCTGATGCAGTTATTAATACATCTGCTGAGATTGCTGCTATTGTTCCTACTGCGCTCGTAGCAGATACTCCAGTAACACTTACAGTTGCATTTGCAACAGTAGTTACTGAACCTATTGCTGAAGTAACACTTACACTACTTGGTATGACTGCGTAAGCACCACCCCATACTTGGTTACCCCAACTTAATCTTCCCCAACCAGAACCAACTAAAAACCTATCATCAATACTTACACTACCTACAGTTGTAGTTGCTGCTACTCCAGAAGGTGCTACTAATCCTGTGTGTGTTACGACTACACTACCAACTGAAGTTGTTGCACTAACTCCAGTAGCTGTTATCTCTTGTTTTATTTCTTGACTTGTTGATCCTACTGCTGATGTTGCAGCCACTCCTGTTGCAGCTGTTGAACCTGTAATAGCTAAAGAGGGAGACCCTATTGCACTTGTAGAAGAAACACCTGATGCTACTACTTGACCACCAATACCCCAACCAAATTCTCCCCAAGCTACTCTACCCCATCCAGTATTTATAACAGCATCAATAGTAACAGACCCAACAGCACTTGTTGCAGCAACACCACTTACAGTCAAACCACCATCTGCTTGATTACCCCATGTTCCTGTATTCCATGTTAGTAGACCCCATGAGGTAGCAGATTCCGTATTGATTTGACCACCCATACCTGAGTGAATTTGACAATAATAATATAAAGTAGGTGCTGATGCAGCAACAGTAATAGTTGTTAAATAATTACCATCATCTTTAACTACACCAGTAGTATATTCACTACCTCCACCATGTGTGCCATCAGAGGTAGTAGAAAATCTTAATGGATGGCTTGTAGCTGCTGACCAATTAAAAACATAAGTAGCATTTTCAGCTAATGTTAAAGTAGGTTGCTGTACACCATCAATGAAGTATTTATTATACCCACTAACATTTTGTACTGTAACAGTAAATGTTCTTGTGGTCACAAAACACTCCTGTTATTAAGCTAATCTTAAGATACCACTTGAAGCATCAGCAGTTGGAAACTGTATTGTAAATGTACCTGAAGTAGCTGTTTTATCTCCACCAAAATCTAATACTGCAACTGCTGGATCGCCAGAAGCTGTGTCATTATAAATTAAAGCACCTCTTGCTGTAAGAGTTACACCCACAAAAGATAAATCTGCAAAGTCTACCACAGCAGTATCAGTGCTTAATGCTGGTGTTACCGCTACTAATGCTTTACCACCTGAGCTGTACCCTGAAGGTGAAGTTACTTGATTATCTGATGTAAAAGAAGTAGTAGATTTACCTAAAGTTGCACTAGAAGTATACATAGATAATTTAAAAGTATTACCTCCAGGGTTAGTAAAATTATGCACTCCTTTTAAAACATCTGTTTTAAATACATTACATACTGCACTTGTTGTTATAGCCATATTTTTCTCCTATAAAGTTAAGGTGAAGGAGATTGAACAGGTAATCTCATTACACCATCATCATAATCTGCTCGTCTACGTTTACCCATTTGTGTAAGCATAAACGATTGCATACTTTCATTATACTTATCTTGATACAGTTTGTACATATCCATAGGGCCTTTTAAATAACTAAAACACTCAACTAATACCCCATAAAGCAATAAATTTTCTGCATGTTGTGATAAAAATGTATTTTGTGTAGATGTAAAGTGATCAGGATCTCTTATGTAATTCATTTGTATTTCATATGCTTGATCAGGTATTGGTGCAAACACAATATTTTTATCATCCCAGTTTGCATAGTATTTAGGT